GGCAAGATTAAAAAATCCATGCTCGGAGATCGCCGCAACTATAAGTTTTCTCGGGGCATCGGCAATGCGCAGAGGGGGCATACCTATAAAAAAGCCCACTCTACTCCTAACCCTGTCCCAGGTATTGTGGTGGGTGCCTACACTACATCCCAACCTCGGATGACGACGCCTGTTGATTTTGCTCGTTATAAGGCTAGCGAGAAGCCGGATTTTGAAGTCTTTAGTTATGTTTATAAGGTATGGACCCCTTGTGTGAAGGCTGAGCTTCTTCCTGAAGACTTTGATCCGAAAAACAAAAAAGTATTTGAGAAAAAGGTAGCCGTCATGCAAGACGTAGTGGTCTCTCTATCTGCCAATCCCGTCATGGGTGCAATCCCCCCAGGTACATACGTGGAGGTGGAATTTGCTGACATCAACCATCTTACTAACCCCCGTATAGTGCGAATCGGAGAAAAGATTTTTGATCTCAGTTCTATCGCCAAAGCTCCTTCTGGTAACGAATTCAAGCTTGCGTCTTATGGAGGCCCATCTGCTTTAGGAAAAAGGGGCTCTGGAAAACCCCGCCGCGGCGGTATGAAGGATAAAAAATATCCGGGATCTGTTGAAGCTGCTCTCCTAAGACCTGACAGCAGGAAGTGGAATCCTCAACAGGTGGGTGCAGGCTCTTATACCTACTCTCAGACCGCCGTATATTGGCGAAATCGCGGAAAGAAAAATGGCCAACTCACTGTTTCGGAGATGGTGAAGATCCCGGGCCACGGTGGCTATCGGCTTCATGAAGTAGCATTGAGGGCTTTTATGGCAATGGAAGCCCAAGCTAAAGCTGACGGCGTACCTGTGACCCCCGATTCGCGAGTAAAAAAAGACCAGATTTGGCGTATCAGCAGTGGTTATCGGAATAGGTCCAAGCAGCAAGGCCTTGCTAACAAGAATACAGACGGAGCAGCCAAGGTGGGCAATTCCCCTCATGGGTGGGGAGGTGCAGTCGATTTTGGAAACCTCTATAGGGCTGCGCTCCGCGCCCGGCAGGGCCAGTCCGGAGGGAAGGCAGCAGGGTGGAATCAGGCCGGCTCAAAGACAAACGCTAAGGCTGCCTGTGCTGATTTAAATATTGATAGTGGATCGTGGAATGACCTTCCAACTGCAGACGCTCAACAATATCGATGGTTAATTATGAACGGACCCAAGTTTGGATGGTATAATCCATGGAGATTGGCCGAAGGAAGCAGAATGGAAGAGATTTGGCACTTTGAGTATTGGGGCCCCGTCCCGGGGGCGGATCCAGTTAACTCGTTTATAGCAAGTGGTATAACCGGGGCATAACTGACTAATGGGAGAACAAAATGGGAATAATTAAATTAATAGACGATAGCTTACTACCAGAAAGCATACGAGATATGGTGGCGTCACTCGACCCTGCCGAACAGGGACGTTTTTGGGGCGTCGGATTTACTGGCAGGAAGACATATGATTGTCCTAAATTTGATGTTACGCCAGATGAAAAACTAATTTCTAACGGCAACTCATCAGTTGTATTAGGATATGATAGGCCACATTCGAGAGGAAGCGGCTTTGGCGGTAAGGGGGCTACACAGTGCTCCTCTATGGACCTAGTGGTGGGGCGTTTAGGATATCAAGCTAAATCAGAAGACTCTCTTGGAAGAGAAAAGCTCGTTAATCCTAATTTTAAAAAGGACGCCGCGCGCATTTACTTGAGCCAGAAGGCGGCTGTAGATGATGTTAAATATTTTGGACTCCCCGCGGGCACCGTTGGAAACGTAGGAACGGACCGCCCGGGGTCTACGATTGCTTTGAAGGCAGATACACTTCGGTTTGTCGCGAGAGAGAATATCAAGCTTGTCACCAGAACTGACAAGAAAAACTCGCAAGGGGGCGAGTGCGGCACCTCATTTCAGGGACAATATGGTATTGATTTGATTGCTATGAATGATGATAGTGATATGCAACCAATGGTGAAAGGTAACAACTTAGTTGCCTGTCTTAAAGAAATGTCAAAACAGATAAATAAACTAAGGGACAGTCTTCTCACGGTCTTGGACTACCAGCGCAACCTGACACAGGGTCTTATTACTCATACTCACTTCTCTCCCTTTTTTGGAAGTCCCACATCCCCGGACTTTACTACCCTTATGCCAAAGGGCATCGAAGTCTTGGTAAACACAGCTTTGAACGTAGAGATACCAATGATGATTGAAGACACCATGGATTCCACCGGTTTTGTCACGAAATATTTATCGAGCCCCGGCGGAATGAGGTCCTCCCGTTACATTTTAAGCAAGTATAACAACACAAATTAACCATGTCTCTTGATTTTGATAGCCTAAACGTATTTCTTAAATATCCTTCCTATGTTCCCTGGTTTGACCAGAGCACGGGAAAGTATTATGTTATTGTACAACCAGCCGTCCGGTCGAGTGGTGCCACCTCCTCCAGTGGACCTCGATCTAGCGCAAAATCTTCTAAAAAAAGCGGGGTTGGCTCTTCGATGTCACCCGGGCGAGCAACCGAGACTGAGCCCGAATCCCCCAACCCACCAAGTGACCAAGTGCTTAAGAAACAAGCAGTTGACGCGTTTATAGAATACTATTTGCCTGAATTTTATCCTTTCCTATATGCCAATTCAAAAAAGCGACCAGCCGCACCGGCTAAGTTTACGAGCACCTATAACCAGCTTAGGAAGGAAATTGAAAATAATTTAGGGTACGTTAAGACAGATACAGACGACGATTCGCCTATGAACGCCCTTGTTCCGCTTCCCAAGTATTTGTTTGCTAGTGGCGTCGGGGCCCTTAACTTTAAAAATATTAGACTCGGGCTGCAGATGCATGGTGTCGATTCGGACAGGTTGTTGCAGGACGCCCGGATACAACGAGGTAAAGGAGATTGTCCCGATGCCAAGGCTGGAGACACTCTTCCAACCTATGATTCAGGGTTCCCACGGTGGTCTGATGCGCTAAATTTCTTTAATGAGCAGCAGAGAATTCCTGGTGACGAACTTAATGCTGCCGATGTTGCCATTATTAATTTGGGAGGGGTGGTAGATACCATATTTAAGCTGGAGGCCATTCTTGATTCTTATGACCAAAACATACAGAGATTTGGCTCTCCTCTTCGAATTCCAATTGAATTGGCGGCAATTCGCGATAGTGTTAAAAGGTTTTTAGGAAATGTCACCAACATGGTTCGACGCGATATTAATCTCACTGGTCTGCCTGTACTTCCGTTTTCAAAGGAAGACATTTTGTATATAGAGTTTGACAAGAAACAACAAATTAAAGCTGCTTACTATGATGTTGACCTAGGAAAGGAAACGGTGAGTTCTCCCTTAAAGGTAGGGTACCTATCGATGGTCAAGCATGATTTGATCCTTTTAGATCGCTGGGTAATGGCAACAATCATAAATCATGGAAAGATTATAAATCGATACCCCAAAAAGAAAGCAAACCGCGGCGGCGGCCTTCCCTCGTTTATGAAGTTTATCGAAACTACTTATGGGAAACTTCTTAAAGATCCCGATGCAAATCCATCTATCAACGAGGCCGCGATTAATTTTCTCGCCCCAGCTCCTCCAGGCATCGACCCCGTTCAATTTTCTATTATCTTTACAGCAAAAGACGGTAATAGTCCAATTGATATTTTAAACCCAGCAAACCTAGGGAACTCTCTTAGCACCTTCTTAACTTCTAAAGAGGTAGGAGAGATTAATGCTGCTCTGAACAACCCGGTGCACCTAGCTGCACTTTATAATGATATGAAGTCCAAGATGGTTCCCAACACCTTCCCTCTCAAGGACACGATTGATAAAATCATTCTGCTGATCAACACAGCTAAAGGTCAACAGAGTGACATGAAAGCCGTGAATGACATGAAAGCGGTCCGAGATTCCTACGTTGCGAACCGGGAAGAGGTTGAGGGAATGCCGGGAGACAACACGTCGCTTCTTGCTTCAATTGACGCCGATATCGACGCGGTCGAGGCTCAGATCGAACAAGCTCAGCCTTCTGATGTCGGCGCCGCAAAAGAACAAGTTCAAACTGTTCAAGAGATCGTGGACACAGTATTGTCTCTGTTTGGAATCACAGATCTAATAGCCGAAGCACTCATTTGTTTAACCATGGGAACAACCTTCTCACTGGCCCGGATAAACGAGGCGATTGAACTAGGGTTCGGCATTGCACAATTTATCGAAGACTACGAGAATCCACAAATCCCAGTTCCCATTTTAGTCATTCCGGAAATTCCAAAAATTGAGATTCCTTCCTTCAATATTATGGGAGACCCGCCGCTGTGGCAGCAGATCCTTGATATTGTATTACAGACTCTCGTCGACGTGGCATTTGAGATCATTCAGGGCCTCGCCGAAATGATTATGCTTAACTGTAATAATTTACTTAATCGCCCCGAGCAGATGGGAGTTGTGAACGCCGCCGATGCCATGAGGGACAACCTTAATCAGCCAATTCATCTCCCCGACATGCAGGACTTACTAGACGAAGCTTTCAACAAATTTGGTCTTAACCAAGATAAGGGGTTTGATTACCTGCAAAATGTGTCGGTTGGCTTGAGTCCGTTTGAATTATGTCAGCTTTATAACTCGCGCAAGGACGTTTCTGATACTACCATTCAAAAAATAAGTCACTTTAATAAGGGATATCCCGATGAGAATATTCAAAAAATGCGCAGCCGCGGCCAAATCTTGGCATTTTTTGGGAGCATGTCGTCGCTCTGCGATATTACTCCGGTGTGTAATGAATGGATTAACGAGCCGAATCTCCGGGACACCCTAGAAAACTATTGTTTGAAAGATGGTAATCTGGCCGACTTAGCCGACAACGAGACAATCGAAAAGCTAGCCGGCTATCTGAATGAGGGTATCCCCGTTGAAATCCCTCCCATTGATTTTCTGTGCCCCGATAGCGACCACTTTATTCCCAACCCGGTGGTGAGTCGTGTCATCCCCCAGACATTTAATACGTTAATCGAAAACGCCAAACTTCAATTTATCTATTCTGTGGAGGCGACTCGAACTACGCTTTTGGAGCCACGCGTACATACTGACGCCAACCCAGGTCTCGAAAAGGCCTTAGCCGTCTTGGGAGAGCAAGATAAACTTCCAGGCTACAAGAATCCCCCAAAAATTGATACGGCATTTTTAGACATTCTGAGTGAGGTTTTTGATCAACTGCAAAATCCCGACTTTGAGATTGACCCCGAGGCTTGCGCGGACTTAGATTTGGATAAGTTCGGGGTTCCTCTTCCTGAGTTCTTGAAGGTGGCAAACCAACTCTTGCAAGACTCTCTAGGAGCAGCCAACAACCTGATGGATCAGGCCCGGCAGCAAATAACTGAAATTCAAGACGAAGCCCGCGGGTCGAATGGGACTCCTTATGTTACTTATGTTTTTCCGAAGGACTTCAATAATAATTTTAAAGCCATGGCTCGCCAAAAGGCTCCAAAATATGTCGATATTATGGGAAGCAAGCACGGCGACTATTGGAAGACTACCACAACAAGTCCTGGCGGCCAGCGAGCGTTTCGTTCCGAAATGGTCAAAGACTACTCGACTAGTGAATTTGGAAAGCTCTACATGACGTGGAACTTCTTTCCCAACACAGGCCCTCCGAATACTGACGCGATCGGGATAATTTACACATCTAATGATGATATTAATGCACCGAAGCGCCCTAGGCTCCCGGTCCGCTTGCGAGTTCCTGAGGGGCTCCTCCCCGGCGTCAAGGCCAAGTGGGTTAGTATAGCGCCCGAGGACACCTCTTTCACTCCTCTTTATGGGGACCAGGTAACTGCCGGTAAGAGTTCGGCGTCCCCAATGGACGGCATGCTGGCAGAAATGGGAACTGAAAGCGGATTCAACCCCTACATCGCCAATTTTAGTTACGCGCTTTCACAACAGCTCTTGTCTCTGGGCAACTTAGCACCGTGGGACCGCAAATACTTGCAAGATAAGCTCCAGAAGCAAGTGTACCCGGTAGCTTTTAATGGCCTTGTTAAAAGATCGTTTGATTATATTTCTAAACATGGCATTTTTAGCATGGTTGCGTTAAATAAGCTCAATTTGTTTAAAGACAATACCGACTGTTCCCCCTCACAGATAGGAGATTTACTCGATGTAGATGGGATCCTGGACCAGGTTAAAAAGGAATTTAAAGAAAGCTCCTGTAATGATGGCAAAAACGCGAAAGAGACCGCCACTGACGCTCTTAAATTTGCCTTGGTTAATTTGTTAATACAGGTATATTTTGTAGAACTTTTGCTTAAAAACATATTTGTTTTTTCTGCGTTTAATTTTGAAGAAATTATTAATAAGCCTGTTATCAAGAATCTTATCCTTAAATCTCTAACAACGGAAATTGAAGAGAAATTGGGAGGCGACGTCCGCGGCTTAAAGAAGTGGATATATAAATATTTTGAAACAAAACTTGTACGTCAAGTAATTGTAGATGCCGGAGGTATTGCCCACTCTTACTCTCCCACCGAGGTGGTCCCCTACCTTGAGGCCGGCGATAGCGTTGAGTCAATTCCTTTTAGTAAGTTACTCGGCTTCTTAATCGAAGAGAGACTTGGGTATACTTACGAATCGTGCGGCAAAATGGTAACCACCATGACCTCTATTAATAATGTTTTAAGTCTTGCGGGCGCTGACAAATCCATGGATCAAATATTTCTTGATGATATTCTGGGTATGTATAAGTCTCCCTATGGCAAAAAACGTGCCCCAACGAAGACCGGAGAAGGCAGAATTTTCTTCTCCAAATATGCATACTGGGAGGGCATTTCGAATTGGAGCGCTCTTGCCTCCTCTGAGGTGCGCGTTCCATGGGATCCCAAAGAGTTGGCAAAGGCACAGACTGTGTACGACGGGGCGTTCGCTGCAGCCTTAATCAGCCCCGAAGCGGTCCAGCAACTACAAATGTGGACGGGCCAGGGGATAGTCAGCGTTTCCGAGCGCGAAGAACTCCTAATGGAGTATGTACTTGATATCGTTGGTCCGCGGCCTTTGCAGGAGGTTCCTCGTTGGACTTTGAATTTACAACAAATTTTGGGCACCGCCGGCGCCGGTTCAATCCCCCTTCGCACAGCGACTGCAGTTGACTTTATGGATTTAATAGATTTGACCGCCGGCGCTCGACCAGTTTTCGAAGGATTAAAGCTGGGCTATAAATTAATCTTTAATTTCCCTTCTTATCGTGGCACAAGCTATGCGGCGAACGATTGGGACCAGAGCGACTCGCCCTTTATAAACTCTTTTAGGCCCGGCCCAGTAAGGCAACTAATGAAACAAGCCATAGATTTTCAGGGCCGAGCGATAGGAAAAGACTCCATAACTGATGCCATTCAGGGAGATATGGACCCGGCCAACGAAGGATCACAGATTATAGGAGAACTATTAACAGTTGACATCCGTGCCGTTGGCGACTTCAATCCCAACGAGTTAGAATCTGTTATTGCTAGTGAAGCCAGCCAGCCCCCACCAGAACCGCCGGCTCCCTCTAACGGTCCAGGAATTCCTTCGATGGGAGAGGCTCCCCCCTATGATCCCAACCGTGAGACGGTCATGTCAACGGAAGCTCTTTATTCTCGCGTAAAGAGATTTAATAGTCGCTCCGATACCGCACATAGGGGAACTATTCTTCGGGATACCGAATATCGGAGGTTTATTAACCAAACATTTAACCCGGAGACGATTTTCCTTATTCCTGTTTTGTATAATTTAGGCTTAACAAACTATTTCTTCTCGGATGTTGAAAGGAATTTTGAAACAACGAAGCAGGTTATTTTAGATCTGTTTGGGATGGTTTCTTCGACGCACCGAGCCCCGGCGCTCATAGAGAATAATACTGCCCTTGATCTTGCTAATAACTTGGGATCCGACGGCGAGAGTACTTTCGAGATGAATGCGCGAGAATTTATTCTTAAAGTCCTGCGTGAAACTCCAATTAAGATTCTTAAGGGTGTCGTGGAATTAGTGGACCCCCACGTGGCGCTCTCTAAAATCATTCGTGATATCACAGGACAGGTCTTTATGACCATTACAAACATCATGGATGCCGGAATCACGATAGCCGCATCAGCTATGCCCGACAATCCCATGAAAGAGATGATGGAAAAAATGAAAGGAGACGATATCCTGGCTCTGGCCTTCTGTGGGCTTAATACCCTTAATCACATGGCCAGCAACAAGTTGCCTGATCCGCCCGGGCCCCTAGAGGCTCCGCTTCTTGGGCCTCGAATGACTCTAAACGGCGTTGATTTTACGGGGACCCTCTCGGGACTCTTTATGTTGCCTCCTACTCCGTTAGGAATAATTTATATCTTGATCATGCTCCTCATGGAAATGGAAGATGACACCGCAGGCGAAGAGGGAACCGATGGAAGCCAGGCGAATGTGGCCGACGGACAAACATCTAATGTCTGTTAAAAAGTTAGTTTGTCGATAATTAATAGGAGGCAATGTCATGACAACCGGATTAGCACCAAGACTTCCACTAAGATCTAGTAGGTTTGAACTCATTACAGATTATAGAAGCTTAGTGCAACAAAATTTAAAAAATCTTATCCTCACAAACCCAGGAGAGCGATGTATGGATACGCGCTTTGGGGTGGGCCTGAGGCGGTATTTATTTGAGATAAATGATGATATTACCTATCAGGAGATAGCTGTAAAAATAAGAGCCCAAGTAGCTGAGTATATGCCTTTTGTGGAGATACAGGCTGTTGAGTTTAAGTCGCCTCAGGATAATCCTGATCTGTTTCCAAATTTTATTCGTACTACGATAACATTTAAAATTGTTCCACTACAGACAACAGGTATCGTGCAGCTTGATACAAATATAGACTAATTATAGTGAGGTAGACCCATGTCCAAGAAAATTCAAGCGATCGACTATACAAGTAGAGACTTCTCATCGATTCGTCGTGACCTAGAAAATTTTACCAAAAGATATTACCCCAACACATATAAAGACTTTAACCAAGCCAGTTTCGGCTCTTTAATGCTTGACACGGTTGCGTATGTGGGAGACATACTTTCTTTTTACTTAGATTATCAGGCTAACGAATCCTTTCTTAATACAGCCATTGAGTATAACAATGTTGTGCGACTCTCCCGCCAGTTGGGGTTCCGCCTTAATCCAAACCCCTCATCGTACGGAGTACTAACCTTTTACGTAAAGGTACCAGCAGCCTCCCTAACTCAGGGCCCCGACACCGATTATATTCCTGTGCTCAAAGCCGGCTCAGAGCTTTCATCTGATACGGGCGGATTTTATACATTAATTGATGACGTGGACTTTAAAAAAGAACAGAACCAGATCGTTGTGAGTGATGTAACAACAACCGGCGCGCCCACTCATTTTGTCATTCGGGCACAAGGCCGCGCGGTCTCCGGCCGGATCGGCCGCGACCGATTTAGGTTGGGATCATTTAAGAGATTTCGTAAGATTGCCCTAGGGGTTGGAAGAGTTAACAACGTGGTTAGTGTCTACGATACCGAGGGGCACCGGTATTATGAGGTGGATAACTTGTCGCAGGACGTGGTCTATAAAGCAATCCGGAACACCACGGCAACCCGAGCCACCGTCCCCAACATTTTGAAGCCAATGCCCGTCGCGCGCCGGTTCACAACAGAGTTTGCTAACGGCAAGACCTTCTTACAGTTTGGATATGGCTCAGACTCAGAATTGAGCACCGATGCCGTTGCAGATCCCACCAATCTAATGCTTGACATGCAGGGGCGTGATTATATTAGTGATACCGGCTTCGATCCTACCAAGTTGTTGAATACTGATAAATTTGGTATTGCCCCGGCTAATACTGAGCTGGTGGTTTCATATCGATTCAATACCGTCGATGACGTTAACGCCCCCGTTAATGCCATCAATGTTATTTCAAGGCCGAAACTCGAGTTCCAAGTGGATTCAGCCCTTATTCCCCAGAAGCGTTCAGGGGTGGTTAATTCTGTTCAGGTTATAAATGAAGAGCAATTTGTGGGCAGTATTGCATTGCCGGATTCTGACGAGATTAAACAGAGAGCCTTTAGCTATTTTGCTACACAACACAGGGCCGTAACAGCGCAAGATTATAAGGCCATGTGTTATGGCATGCCATCTAATTTTGGGGCCGTGAAAAGGGTTTCAGTGTCCCGCGACTTTGACGCCTTTAAGCGCAACCTAAATCTTTATGTGATTTCAGAAAACGCTAGCGGTAAACTAACGATACCCAACATGACTTTAAAAAATAATCTTAAAAACTGGATTTCTCAGTATAAAATGATAAATGATACGATTGACGTTCTCAATGCGAAGATTGTTAATTTTGGTATAGAATATGAAGTTACAGTAGACATGTCGGCTAGTAAGTATAATGTGATAAATACTGCAAATTTTGCGTTGACAAAGAAATTTCGCCAAGGGTTTGACATTGGAGAGCCAATTCAACTTTCTGAAGTATATAAAATTCTTAATAAAGTAGAGGGTATTATAGACGTCCTTGATGTAAAGATTGTTGAAAAAAGCGGCGGCACCTATACTGGTGACTCTTATGATTTTAAAGCCAATACAAGCGCTGACAATAGGAGAATTTTAGCGGAAGAAAACGTTATTTTTGAATTGAAGTTCCCGGGCAACGATATTAAGGGGAGCGTTAAATAATGGCATTCAAGAGGTATACGGCGAGCGCAGACACAACTATTACCAACGCGTTTAAATCTAACCTTGTTACCCGGGGTACTGGGTCAAACATGGGATATGCCGACTCTGTAGAAGTGTTTTCTTTATATGGCGAGAAGTCCGGGTCGTCAGAGGGACAATCACAAGAGCTTTCGCGTGCCCTGATCATGTTTCCCGCGACTTCCATATCGGCCGACCGCAGCGCCGGAAACATTCCAGCCAGCGGAAGTGTGAATTTTTATCTTAAGCTTTCAAATGCGCGCCATCCCTGGACACTTCCACAAGATTTTACTTTAGTTGTGGCTCCTGTTTCTACATCATGGGAAGAAGGCACCGGCCTCGACATGTCGGAATACTCAGATATTGGAATGGCCAGCTGGTTCTCGGCTTCGACAAATACTCCTTGGGTTCATCGCGGCGCCGACTATCGCACCGGATCTTCAGATCCCGTGTATAAACAAACTTTCTCATTAGGGTATGAAGATTTAGATATTGATATAACCCATGTTGTAGAGAGGTGGATGCAAACATCTGGAACGTCGCTGCACTTTGATAATTATGGGCTGGGAATATTCCTAACATCTAGTCAGGAAGCGTACGCAGCTGCCGCAACAACTAATGGGGTTTTGGAAAACACCGGTGGCGCTGCCCAATCTTATTATACAAAGAAGTTTTTTGCTCGATCGAGCGAGTTCTTCTTCCGCCGTCCGCGGATCGAAGCACGCTGGGACTCGCGAGTATCCGACGACAGGGGAAATTTCTTCTACAGTAGTTCAATAGCTTCCGCTGAAGACAACATGAATACACTTTATTTATATAACTATGTCCGCGGCCGCCTGCGCAATTTACCTGGGGTTGGCCTTGAAACACTTTACGTTTCTTTGTTTTCCGGTAACGCCGGAAATACGTCCCCCACGGGATCAGCCATGGTTTTATATAATGGAAATACGGTCGCGACAGGCGGGTATGTAAGTACAGGAATCTACTCGGCCTCGTTTGCGATGACTTCTTCATCTGGTGGGGCGCCCTTCAAACTATTTGATGTATGGTGTTCTGCTCCGACAGGATCTACACAGTTTAAAACAGGATCGGTGATCACACAGACCTTTGAGCAATTTGGTGGCGCGCCGACGTTCGAAAGAGTGACCTCGGTTAAGAGTTTACAATCGTCCTATCTTCAGAATCAGACTGTAAGATTTAGAACTTTTGTGAGGGATAGAAACTGGAGTCCTACCATTTATACGGTGGCTACGCGGGTCAACCCCACCGAAATAATTGAAAGCGCATCCTATAAAATTATTAGGGTGGTGGATGAACTGGAAGTGATTCCATATGGGACGGGTAGTGAGTTGTCGACTTACCTTTCGTTTGATGTGAGTGGTAATTATTTTGACCTCAATCTGAGAGAGCTTGAGGCCGGATATATGTATGGGATAAAATTATCTTACTACAATGACAGTATTTCTAGCTGGATAGAACAACCGGAAACGTTTAAATTTAGGGTTGAACAATAATTAGGATATGAGCTTTAAACATTTATTTGACAAAGCAGGAACTCTTAAGACATTATCTAACAAATCTGCCGATCAAATTGGATCTACGATTGAGTCGGCTGAGTTCCAAAAGCAAGACATCATTAAGGAGCGCCGCTTCATCCCGGCTGCCGATTATGGTGATCCGAAGAGCTTTGCCAAATTTGGCTCCGCGGAACGATACTATAAGGACTCGGTCGACCGCGTAATTAAAACATATCCCTATGATGGATCGCTCAAGGAGCGCCTAGAGTGGGAAAACGAATCAACCGAAATTGATTTATACATTTATGGCGATCTATATCCTCGCCGAACTGGTTATATTACGACGGCCGTTAGTGGGTGGGGTACCCAAGACACAGACTATGCTGGTTATGGATTATCCGACACTTTAGAGTACATTTACCTTAAGGGCGGCCCCCATCCTCACCCGGACGGCATGTCCCCTCTCTATCTACAGTTTACGGGCTCCAACTATTATGATCCGAACAGTGATCGAGAATCCAACTTAAAATATGACATCTCAGGGTCTGGGGTTACCGTTGAGTTTTGGATGAAAAAGGACGAGTTTCTTCTTGATGACACGAGGAAAGAGGTTCTATTTGATCTCTGGAATAATGTTAGCTCTTCAATTGGCCACTATGGACGTCTTCGCATTGAACTCTCGGGTGGCAGCGAAGATGGCCTAGCGAAAGATCCTTTTAGGGTTACTCTTTTGTCTGGAACGACCGGCGCAACGACTGCATCGGTGTGTGCCTCCAACTTTACTACTGCTTCGATTGCTGATGGAAACTGGCACCATTATGGGTTTAGCTTTAAGTCGGCATCTGCCGGTATTATGAGTCGGTTCTATGTTGACGGCCTCTTAAACAACGAGTCCACTATTGGAAATGCAGGATTCGCTGAAGTTACGGGCGCCCTTACTGCTTATATCGGAGCCATTCAGGCAGTTCCTGAGTCCGGGTCCACATATAATGCCCCCGCGGGCGCAGGCAAACTCAGCGCATCCCTTGATGAATTCCGCTACTGGAAGACCCAGAGATCCTCCCAAGATATTGGGCGCTTCTGGTTTACTCAGGTGGGAGGCGGTGTCAACGTCGATCCGATGCCCTTTACTGACACTCTAGAGCGCGCCAATATTGATTTGGGTGTTTATTACAAGTTCAACGAAGGCATCACCGGCGTAGAAGCAACAGATAGCACACTTTTAGACTATTCTGGGCGCCTAACGAACGGAGCTTGGACTGGATATGTTACTGGATCACGTAACACGGGCTCGGCAATCATATCCTCTAGTGCTGCTATTAGAGAGTTTGAAGATCCTATCATTTATCCTTTCCATCCTGACGTATCCACGTTGCGCAGCAATTTGATATTATCGGGAGCCGCGCACGACAACGACAATGCGGCCATGATTTACGGGTCATTCCCCAGCTGGATGACAGAAGAAGACGTTGAAGAGGGCGCGACACTTCAAAAGGTTGTTCAGGTCATGTCTAGCTACCTCGATACGCTCCACCTCCAGATAGGCTCCTTGAATAAGTTAAAGGATGTCCAATATACGACAGGCTCCAATAAGGCGAGTGTCTATGCAGACCAGGCGTTAGCGTCTCAAGGTTTAATCGTTCCTGAGTTGTTTGCCAATGCAACCGTTCTTGAGGCCTTGGGCGACCGAAGCGAAACAGAAGTTTATTCCAAAGACCTTACTGAAGTAAAAGATTTAATCTATCAAAATATCTACAATAACTTAACTTACATCTATAAATCTAAGGGTACTGAAAAAGCTTTCCGCAACCTTATCCGATGTTTTGGGGTCGACGATAATCTGATAAAGATTAACATGTATGCCAACAACGTAGAATTTGATTTCATTACTAATCGTAAAAATCAGGTGTCAACCAAAAAGTATGTCAACTTTAACACTACCACCAATGCAAATGCAACTGTTTATCAGTGTCGCGACCCGGGTGACACCACCAATACTTATGGATTCATCTCTTCGAGCACTAATTTAACTGGCGGCTACTCCTTTACCATGCAGGCAGAGGTTATCTTTCCAGAAAAGTTTAGCAGAAGCGATGATTGGTATACCGATACTAATGTGATCTCTTCCTCGTTGTTTGGAATTCAGTCTACCACAGCGCAGCCGACGGATACCGCAGGCTCCGAAGAAGCTCAGAGCGACCCGACGATTCCTGCGGACAATGCGACTAACTTCCAAGTCTATGCAGTCCGCGATTATCCGGGGTATGGCTATATTGATTCACCAAACGTCCAGTTTGTTCTTACTGGCTCGGCTGGTGGCTATATGCCTCGCTTGACCAGTTCTCTATTCTTAAATGTTTATGATGAGACTAAGTGGAATTTAGCAGTTAAGATAAGCCCTCAACGATATCCATGGATTGGTCAGGTCCCCGACTCTAGTGATAGTATTTATTTAATTGAGTTTGAGGGGATTAGTGTAGATGCTGGCACTATTGTAAATCGCTTTTTGGTAACAGGAACAGTGGACACCAGCGTGGGAGGTGGCCCCAACCGCGCGGCCTTTGTTACAGGCTCCCGCCGCGCATTTATTGGCGCAACAAAGACTAACGTAACAGGAACAACCGTCAACAGGGGCGATACTAAGATTAGTTCATGCCGTGTATGGCTTGACCGACTTACAACAGAAAACATTGAAGCGCATGCCTATGATCCTGAAAATTATGGACGGACCGACGCGGCCATGGATGCCTTCCCCTTTTACGCATCAGCCAGCCAAGCACCAGTCCAGGAAGTCGCCGCGGTTGACACGTTATTATTAAATTGGAATTTTAATCAAAATACGGGCTCCGATTCATATGGACAATTTAGGGTCGCAGACCTTTCATCAGGGTCGGCGACTTTGGCAGCTACAAGAAATGGGTGGCTAGGCAATATCCTTCACTATCAGCTGCCTGGTTCTGGTTCAAACTTTTTGGATAGTTCCTCTAAGGTAACAGATAAAGATTATATCGTTTCTTCCAAGCAGAATCTGCCGGAGAGTATAGAATCGGCAGATATGATTACTGTACTATCACAACAAGATGAGGTTGAATTTACCAGAGACTCAAGGCCGACTAACTATTTCTTAGCATTTGAAAAGAGCATGAGTCAGGGTGTGTCTGAACAAATGCTTAAGTATTTTGCCTCCTTGAACGACTTGAACACTTTAATTGGCGCGCCAGTTAACTATTACCGGCCTGAATATAAGGGGCTGAAGTTTATAAGACAGAAGTTTTTTGAAACCGTATCCAATGATGAAATTGATTTTGAAAAGTTCTACGAGTACTATAAATGGATAGATAGTGCTCTAAGCGTTATGCTGGGTCAGATAGCGCCGGTGTCTTTAGACTTCGACCCCCAAGTCCGGACACTAATAGAAAGTCACATGCTCGAAAGGAGCAAATACCAGAATAAATTCCCGTTCTTAGCAAAATCAGAACCGGACCTTTCTGGAACGATCGGAACTGTTGCGTCCCCTATCGCTGTAAACTCAGTCATTAATGATGCACAGGGCACCGGAATTGAGTCGGCCCAGGCCCCAACTAAACGTGCCACAGGTATCCCAGCAATTTCGAATTTGGGGAGCTGGAAATATGATCATGCGCCACCGCCCACTGCTTCGTGGGTCGACGGTGCTCGTCCGCAGCCAAATTCTGGCTCCCGGGCTTGGTGGCAAAACCGCGCCGAACGAGGAGGTCCTGCTGGACTGCAAACGGCCGATGCAACGGGAACTCTTCCGGCCCCCGCGCTAGCCGATCGCCAGGTTCTTCTGAATGCTATTAGGTCTTCTAATGATCGCACCCTCAATCGCCCCTATCGTTTCACAGGCGGTGGGTCAGTGGTCCTAGGTGGCGTAGCCCAACACCCCAGCAAGCGCAAAGACTTTGTTTATGACGCGACAGCCCCCGCCGGACCACCTATTGGAACATCGTCTGTCCCGCGCAACGTCATGTCTGCCGTGTCTGGCCAGGTAGAAAAACTTGTCAATACAACTGATGTTTATTTCCCCTCTCAGAAAGATCGTTTAGGGTTTACTTTAAACCCCTCCATTAATCAGGGCAACACTTCGTCTGTTCAGTTTGCTAGCGATTATGAAATAATTGGCGACGGCGCCACGTTTGCTCCGTTTAGTTTATACGGTGTCTCTGGAAGTGATGCCATCGCAGATGAAATGTCCAACTTCACCGCGAGCACGATGATTACCAACTTACATTCGGATTTGGTTTCCAATCAAACGGACGTCCCAATGCAGGGTCCGTTTACAGAGAAGTTTGTAGGGGGGCGCCAGCATCGACATATTAATTTTAATAGCGCGCGCCCCGTGAGTGATTTTGAGTATGTGAATGATAAGCAGTTACGAATATATCCACAACAACAAACAGGTGGTGCATATTCATACAGAGACGCTCCAATTTTATCCACCGGATATTTGGATGAGTGGGTACATCTGGTAACCAGTTCTTGGTCTCTATCCACCTGGGCCTCATTTGGAAATTTCTGGTCCGGAACGAACTTCAAACAAATGGTGTGCATGGGTAACTCTTCTGAGGGTGTCAACCGTGTGGCTGTTGATATGACTGGCAATATAAATATATATACTGGGTTCACCACCACAAGTGGACATTGGAAGACTTCAAACAACCCACTATCTGGTGCTGGTTGGCCAACAGCTAGTTTAGATAATGCCGCGACTGCCTCGGCACACATTGTAGTTACATATGATGTTGACACCTCTACTCATCCAAAAATATATGTTAATGGGGTGTCAGCTTCCACCCTTCAATTGGTTGCTCCGGCAGGTACATCATATCCTCCGCAGGACGGCGGCGGAGGTAGGCTTGTTGTATTTGCTTGGCAGTCAGATGCGTCCAGCGACAACCTATCGAACTGGTCCGATTCGATGGGTACCGGATCCATCAGTGAATTGGCTTTGTGGTCTGGCAGTCTCTCAATTGATGAAGTTCGTGAACTTTATAATACCCAAACAGAATACCCAGGAATTCCCAAGCTTGTAAAAAATACCAATGGTGTGTGGAAGACATTCTCTACCGGCGCCTTTAATCTTGAATATCACACCGCGTACGCAACAAAGCTTAATTCATGGTGGCGAATGGGTAACGGGACCTCTTCAGTACCATCGGTGACTAGCGGGGAGGCGGGCCCCGATAGTGTTGCATCCTCCTCGGCGCGCATCTGGGATCAGAAGGGCACTCTCCATTTAACTGGTGGAGGCTCATGGTATGGTAGTATCCCCGTTACTTACGCCTATAGTGCCAACAACGGTTTTTTGGACACGTACGGAACAACTTGGCGAGTCCCGGGCCTCTCCGATAATCTTCAGCCCATCACCCCCCAACAACTGAGCCTCTATGGTGGCGGATTCATCGAAGGCCTCAAGCCCGGCGCAAACGCCCTAGACGGCCCAGAGACGCGCCCTGAAGGCTGGAAGGTTGTCCTGGGTCGAACGTGGACCGGAACGGAGCTGACGGGCGGCTACGCGTCCGCATCGGGACGCCTGGAGGTGGTGGGCCCGCAGTACCCAGACGGGGATACTGTGCCTTCAACGGTGCCCCTAGGAAATGTTTTCAAGCGACCGAAGGCCAACCTCTCACGTCAGGCTTATGCGAAGCGCCCAGTTAACATCAAGAACATTTTGATGACGACGGCGTCCTTAAGTCAATCCTATTCTGGTGCCCTTGTTCACAGCAATATCGGAAACTATTCCAAGAACTATGAAGTGGTCCAGACGTCAGGCAGAACTCAAAATGATCCCTTCTTCCAAGACCAGTCTTTTGATTTCTCTCTGAATCCTGCGATGCCTGTTGTGCGCCGAGAAGGCAGATATCCTCTTGCTTATCTTCTGGATGGCCCGACAACGCGTTTTGCCAGCAAAATGATGAGATGGGAAGAAGACGCAATTTATTGGTCGGGCGGCCCCGCGGCCGTCATTGACCCAGATTACGAGAATTTTGGTGTAACTGGTGACGATCGATTTACCGCCGGCGCCGCCAAATGTTGGGCCCAAGAAAACTTTACCTTTAGTCTTTGGTTGTCGAGATCTATGGCTAGCTTGGGCCAACTCACCAACCAGATGCTCGTCCAGCTCGGGGATAATACGAACGTTGAAACCCCATACGCGAACTCCCCCAGCACGCGAGATGGTATCAGGCGCTTCTGGATTACGAACAATGATACCTCGGGAAGCGCCGAAAACGGTAAGTTTAATTTCACAATGCAGACCGGCTATTCCACCTCCGGCGAGGGACCGGTCACCGCCACAACTTGGCAATCAGATGCATCGGTGCTTCATAATACGGGGTGGTTTCACATCTGTCTTTCTTTCGCGTCCGGGGGTCTGAATGATGGTACGGACGATAAGATTCCTGTTGTCAAGCTTTATGTTAATAATATAGAGAGAGATATATCCTCAGGATCCAATTGGAATGTAGCTGGCCCCATGCTAGCCATTAATGGTCATTCGCGAATGGGACAGGCCAATTCAATAACGTTGCGCGGCAGCAGTATGCTAGATTTCTCTTATTGGAATGCAGCCCTTTCCGCAACTCAAGTATCTGGGGTCTTTGGACGCAACGGCACCGCCAACACTAACTATGGGGGAGGCACATACTTATCTGGGTCACAGGACTTGAGCACGCTCGTGCTCTCGGGAAGTTCGACGAACTATTGTACCTCTTCCTTAGTAGCTTGGTTGAGAATGGGATCCTATGCCTACATGGATCGCAATTCTTGGGGCGAATATTTTACCCCCGACACCGGCTTCAGTCGCGACGGCGAGGGGTCGACCGGGTCACTTCCCCACCTCGCCGACGTCGCGATTACTGATGGCGTTCATTTTGTAGACCCCGCCACCAACGCCGGCTCGTGGCGAGGAGGAGCCTACGACGACGAGCGCGGTGGCTACTCTGCTTCCTATACCGACCATGAGGCCGACCTCACTATCGCCGAGATCAGTGCGTCAGCCTATTCAATTGTGGGAGGCGGTTACCAAGCGCAAGGCACCTGGGCAGGCACCGATATGGAGCCGTTCCCATCCCAGATTTCCGGAGCAGCAGAGTTTGCAGTTCCAGCCCGTACAGGATCCGACTCCAATCAAACAGTGATAGTTAATCGATTCAGCGCCCCGGGCGGCTATGTTGTGCGAAGCCGGGGTTATATGGATCCCGCGCATGAAGAGCTATCAGCCTACAACGCACTACCGTTCCGCAATTTTGGAGTTATGGGCTCCGGTGGATTACCTCCCAATTCAATTCAGGTTCGGGATCAAATTGACAAGCCACGTGGCTTCCAGACAAACAACAAGCTGCATTGTGGCCCATTCGGCGCGGATGCAACTTATGGAGAGGTGACCTTAGCGGAGGTGGCCGTTGACGCAAACCTTACTGTTACAGTACCTTCCTTCCATAAGATTCAAAGGAACCCGAAGAAGACACTGACGATCACAGGCAGTCTGATTGGGCTCTCCACAGATCAGCCCCTTACCACAGGATCCCAGTACGATAACGCATTCGTACAGCATCCTGTTCCGCGTTCAGATCGCAATTATCGTTGGATTACATCTTCTCTCCGCGAAAGGGCCCCTCTTTATGGGTATGACAAGCTGGTTCCTCCCTCTACAGGAAGCTCTTATGTATATGAGTTAGCTGAGGCTCTACAAACCGGCCCGTCGGGTTCTTCTGGATCTTACACCACAGCATCGTATCCCTTTGGGACTGGTTCTGGTATGCCGGCGTATTGGTCAAGGCCTTATACAGTAGATATTACGAGCGGCAATATCAACTTTGCGGGGATGAATTATGATGAACACTCAGCGCGCTATGCTAATTTAGAGATGCATGTTCTAGAGCCGCCGATGTTTGTGCCCAATAAGCACTCGTATCTTTTCTCGGGCAGCAGAGCCGCCACCTTCGGGGAGCGAGATAATGCTGCTTATGTTGCGGGAGGCGGCCCTGCTTGGCAGTCGTTTGGAGATCATCAAGCCGGCCAACTTGCCGGCGGCAATGGCCGCATGAGTGTAGCTTGGTGGCAATATATTCCTTCAACTGCTAGTGCCACTAGTGATACGGACGATATGAGTCCATGGCAATTTGTGAATCGATGGCGCACCGCAAGCCGCCGTACGGTATGGTTTGAACAGTCTGGGCAAAACTGGCGTATGTATTTTGACGTCGATGGTAGTTCCAATGGTAGGGTATGGACCTCGGCGTTGTCTATGAATAATAAGTGGCAGCATATTATTGTAACCTTCGCGGGAACCGCTAGCGCCAACACTGATCAGTCCACACTCGAAGCCCTTCGTGTCTATATAAATGGGCACCCAATGGCGACCAGCACAAACAGCTCTAATAGAGGTCAAAGTTACCTCGGCATCGATGGCCCATTTGTAATTGGCAACAGACTATCCGCTCCGCGACCATTTAATGGCTATCTAGATGAGATGCAAATTTATGATAAGGAGCTAACGCCGACGGAGTGTGAAGACTTATTCCGCCGCCGCGGCATAAACTTATTCGGTTTCACGGCCAAGCCTAATCTGGTGTCATGGTATAGGTTTGGTACCACGGCTGGAGACTCTCTTGAACTAATCAAAGATGCACAACGCGGAATTGATGCCACTATGTTTTACACCACGGGGAATGTTAATATTGCAACCACAGTTCAGGTGACCTCGTTCACCCCGGCCGTTGGTTCTCTTACTAGCAGCGGCCTTTCACCACAATTCACAGGAAGTTTCTGGAGCCACTCCTTTATTAACCTCAATCAGACATTATTAAATCTGAATGGTCCATATCAATATCCTAGTTGGAAGCAAGTAAGAACCGGCGAGCACCCCGTGGCCAGAGCCCTCAGGGAAAACAACCGGATTTCGGTTGCCAAGCCGCCGCCCATGGTGCCGGAGTATGTTTCGGGATCTACTAATCCTTCGAATATGGTAAGAGGAAAATCTTCTAATACTTTTGTGGATTTTGTGGAACAACCGGTTGTTAGCAAAACTAAGCCTTTTTTGACGGCCTTTGAAGACAATACCGAGGACCCTTCCCCGGGCAACAACGCGGCCGTGAAGGTGACCCTTGGAAATGAAATCAACTACTTTACAAATCCTGGCCTAAACAGTCTCCTTAATTTGCAGATCGATGACCCGTCAAACGGGGCTTATGGGGAAATTCAAGAATTTATTGATGACACTGACTTAAGTGTATACGCGGGCTATAGCGAGCGAATTTTCCCCGCCGCGCACAACGCATATCAAAAGAGAGTCCGCGGCCGCACGGCGTACAAGATTGATAATGTCTGGAATAAATTCCGGAGATATAGAAATTACCCAGTTACTAATTCGCAGGGATATTGGGACTCCGCTAGCGCGGGGAGCGAAAATGACAGTAGTCCTTGGCCACTCGATGCGCCTATTAAGTTCAATGAGCAGCTCAACTCAATTGGATATTCTCAAGCCTCGGGGAACGCGGTTGCTCGGAGATGGTATAACAGTGGCGCCGTTCAGGCCACTAGGATTACCGGAGCAACCCCCGGGGGCCCGATACTTGGGTCTAACATGTTGCGCGCCGCAGGCCCCAACTATGGTAGCCTGACAATAAGCTATATGTATGCCAATACTGGTTCCGGGGCAGGAGAGCTGCAGAATACATATAACAGGTTCGGCCTCGCCCTTTACAACGGTCAGGGCGGGATGAACCTTACATCCTCGAATACCACTTCCTCTATCCCGGCACCCCCCAGTGGCACCATTCACCCGGGGGCGTCCTATGTGATGCCGTTCCTGGCGCAGCCCCGCACTGACCTCTTGCCAGTCGGAAACCCAAGTATTACATGGCCTCTCGCCGGGTTCCACCCATGGGTTGCCCCATTCCAGGAAGGTATAGAGCCATATCGTCCTTATGAGGAATACTCAGAACTTATTCGTGTCGCCGGCAAGGACCACGCGGTTATCCCAGAATTCCGAATCAGTGAGCTACTAGAAGAATATACAGGCGAACAGCGTGGCGACTTCTTGACCAAGATCCCCACTCTTTGGTCCTTGACTGGCTCAGACATTCCAAATTCATCCGACAAAGACTTTTATAAAATTTATACTAACTCTGATTTCTTACAGTTGTTTAAGCTTGTCGACGGCGACCTCCGCGGACAACGCAGTAACCCAGAGAGGAATATACAGAGAATGGGCACAACTCTGGAGGCATCAGCACTTCTATCCTTCCTACCCTATAAGGGACTCTATCCGGCAGAAAGAACAGTCCAGCTTGCAGCTTACTTCTCGCAGTCAATGGGGAGTATCACCCCGGGTACCAGGTACCTTGCAAATTCAGAATATATTCAAGGAACTGGCACCAATCCAAGCCGCGGCAATGTGAATTTCCCTTGCGCAGCACCAGAACAGGTCTTGAGTAGAATCTTGCTTGAGCCCCTGTTCGCGCCTGGAATTCTGCACAATACCATTAAGTCCGGGATTGCAGTAAGTCACTTTGCATTGCGGAATACCGGATCGATACCAGAATCGTTTGCAGGAGTTGGCGGCGCATATATGGGAGCGCGTATCGAGCAGACGATGAAACATGCAAGTTTTGTGTGGTATCCCGCAACAAATGCTGCAAAAGAAGGAGCTTGTGTTACCCTCCGCGAAGGCTACTACGAGTATAATTTCAACTCCTCGGCCTCAGTTCAATCGGCGTCGATTAATTCAGCTAGCTTGCCGTGCTTGAATATTGCACACAGCGGCGGCGGCTCAGACGCAGCGGCAAGCTTGTGGCCGACAGTCTATGCCTCGACCACAAGCTCCATAACTCCCTTAAGTGTTTATTGGGGCTCGCGCCAGGGCTATTACTTGCACAAAGTTCCCTTCGAAGCTATTCGTCGTCCTCAAAATTATTTGAGCAGAAGGGCC